TGATGTTATATTTAGTTCATAATAATAATTAATAACAACGATTATGAACGCAATTATGATTTTGATTTTTGGAGTAGTAATTACACGAATGATTATCACTCAACAGGCTGAAGTAAAGCCAACGTTTAAAGAGGAAGTGATTAACATCTCACGTAGTCTTGTTTTTAACTTTACATTATTTTTCATCATTATTTCTGTTCTTAGCCTATTCAACTAAGAGTTTGGCTCACCAGGATAAGGATGTTATATTCAGATATAATTAAAAACATAAATAAAGGTTATGGAAAAAAGAAGAGGTCGCCCACCCGGGTCAAAGAAACAAGAAGTTAAATTAGAAGTAAGCACAGCTGAACCTAAAAAAAGAGGCCGTAAGGCAGTTCAAAAGATATTTATTGTACCTACAATTGATGCCTTAGAAGGTGAATTTGAAGGCACTACATCTGAGAAGTTAAAGATATATGCTGAGCAGACAATTCTTTTAGCTCAGGATATAGATAGAGACCCATGGAGAATGGATTATAGAGAAAAATACAGAAACACAATTAGTCGTATGTGTTCACTAATCAACGAATTATAAATAAAAATAAAAAATAAAGGTTATGCCACTAGATTTAAACAACAACACGTTTTTAACTGCTTCTGAAATTAAAGAGAAAGCAAGTTCAATTTTTACAACTACAAGTGCTCCAGGTACTAGTCAGAAATATTCACATATCTCAACCAAACAGATCATTGATGATATGGAAGAGTTAGGATGGGGTGTAGTAGACGCTAAACAAGTACGCGCTCGTAAAGGTGAAGGATTCCAAAAACACTTAGTAGTGTTCCGTAACAATGATTTGTTCATTGAGGGTGCTGATGGTGATAATGTTTTCCCACAAATTCTATTAACTAATAGTCATGATGGTAAAAATGCGTTTACATTCACAGCTGGTTTGTTTCGAATGATTTGTGAGAATGGTTTAGTAATTTCAACCCAAGAGTTTGAGAATATGAAGATTCGTCACTACGGATATGATTTTACTGAGTTGCAAACTGTTATTAATACAATGGTAGAAGCGTTACCGTTAGCAGTTGAGTCAATGAATCGTTTCAAACAAACACAACTAGCTCAAGAACAAATTTTAGATTTTGCTCGTAAGGCAGTTCAAATACGTTTTGGTGAAGAACAAGCACAAAATATTGCGATTGACTATAACGCCTTAACTACAGCTACTAGACCTGAAGACCGTGGTACTGATTTATGGAGTGTATTTAATGTGATTCAAGAAAAAATCACTCAAGGAATGTTTGAGTACCAATCAGGAGCTAAGGTTAGAAAGGCTCGTAAGATTAAGAACTTCCGCCAAGACTTAGATTTGAATGCTAAGTTATATGAGTTAGCAGCTGAGTTTGCTGCTTAATTAGTTAAAGGTTGATTATGAGAAGGGAGCGAAAGCTCCTTTCTTTGTTGTATTTATATCAAACATTAAACACACACAACTATGATGAATTTTAAACAATGGGTCATTGATCTATTCAAAGATGAGCGTGGCTCAACTTCCGTTAAACCAGTAATTGCTTTACTTGGGTCTTTATTTTTAAGTGTAACTATGACTATTAACTCATTTTCTCACGCTGATTTTGCACCAGCTGATAATTTAGTTGATGCAGTATTAATTATAACTGCTATAGGTATGGGAGCAGATACATTAGATAAGTTCTCTTCTCCACGTAAAAAAACGGAAAATACCGACAGTAATAATAATGATATGATTTGATATACAAAAGTATAGATAGTCGTTTAAAGCCGGGTTAAGCCCGGCTTTTTTTTTATTAAAAAGAGTTTGGCCTCCCAATAGTTAGATGTTATATTCATTATATGCTCAAGTGGCGAAAGGGAGTGTGGCGTCCGCGCTCGAGGTTAGTCGCTATCCTATAAAGGAGATATCGAGTTAAAAACGGTATTATAGGTTCGAGTCCTATCTTGAGTACAAATAGCGTCCTTAGCTCATTCGGTTAGAGCAGCTGACTCATAATCAGCGGGTGACAGGTTCGATCCCAGGAGGGCGCACTAAATTTATTATTATGTTAGTACTAACAATTATTTTACTTATTGAAACTGTTTTGTCAATCACTTATCTTCATACTTTAAATAAACGAGTAGAACAGTTAGAGAATGAAATTAGTGAGTTAAAAACTCGACATATCAAACAATTATTAAAGGGTTGATTCAATCATAAAAGCGGCTTAAAGCCGCTATTTCCCTACTTAACATATATTTAGATATATGAATATTGATGATATTTTTAACTTATTTAAGTCCCCTGAAGAGGAAGTTGAGACTACTACTCAAGTAGATATGTCTAATCATCCTATTGTATGGATGGGAATGTTTAAAAAGTTAATTATAAACTATAAAGTATTTAGTAAACAGATGGTAGACTTCTTTGAGTCATCTGACCCTAAATTAGATATAGATGATATTAAGTTAGCTGGTGGTATGATGGTGTTTACTAGAGCTATGGATCATATTTCTAAAATAGACACTACTAATCAAATGCATCGAGATTGTCTTATATTATATTCAGATGAACAATTTCTAAAAGCATTATCATCAGCACTCTCTCATTTTGAAAATTTAGAAGAATATGAGAATTGTGCTCTTCTTAAAAAAATACAAGATGTAGCAAACCCCTCTCCAAAATAGCTTGGCCTTGTAAATCCTAATTCGTATTATATAGATACGGGTTTTAGGAAACATCTAAAACGTAGGAAATAAAGAACGTGGTAATGTAGCCACGGGTATATAAACAAATAATAAACGTATGAAAAACAAAGACAACGTATTACATCAACTTGATAAACTAGATAATCTAGCTAACCAACTGGGATTTATTGTTAAACAAGGACAACCATTAGAAGTATATCTTGAAGGTGTTGAAAAATTAAAAGAAATAGTTGAGCAAACTCGCTTATTTGTTGAGTCTGAACAAACAATGTATAACTAATATGAGTTTAACAGCAGAACAAATCCAACAAAACTGGATTGATTTAGAGGAAACTATCAAATCATACATCAGTGAACCACGTTGTTCACAGTTATTAGATTTTTATTCTAAATACTCAGAACGTCTTATGTTAATGCCAGCGGCTCATAAGAAAGAGTATCACAATGCATTCCCAGGTGGTTATGTAGACCACGTGTTACGTGTTATTGATTGTGCTCTTAAATTAAACAATGTTTGGGTTGAAATGGGAGTAGACGAGTCTACTTATACTAAAGAAGAATTAGTATTTGCAGCTTTAAACCATGATTTAGGCAAAATGGGCGATGAACAACATGAAGCATATATCCCCCAGGATGATCAATGGCGCAAAGATAAACTAGGTGAAGATTACAAATTCAATGATCGTCTAGAATTCATGTCAGTACCAGATCGTAGTTTACATTTATTACTATCTCATGGTATCCAAATGTCTAAAAATGAGTGGTTAGCAATTAAACTACATGATGGTTTATATGATGATGCTAACAAGCCATACTTAATGTCTTGGTCACCAGAAACTAAACCTCGTACTTCATTGATTTATATTGTTCACCAAGCTGATTTAATGGCTGCTCGTATTGAGTTTGAACGTGAATGGAACCCAAAATTAAAAGGTGAAGTTAAGAAAACAAATAATTTTTCTGTTACTAAAGCACCTAAACAAACAATTAAGACTAAAACATTAAGTAATGTTAAGTCTCAAGGTTTAATGAACATGTTAGATAGTATATGATAATATTAACAATTATATTAGGAATAATGGTCGTGGTCTTAGGATTCACGACCTTTAATCTTCTTAAAAAGAATGAACGCCAAGAAGATATTTTAACAGGATATATGGAGTATCTAAGTAAAATATCAGGTGTTATTGAATTTTCAGATAAAAAACTTAAGGAAGTAGATCGTAAAGGATCATTCGAGTCAGATGATGAAGTAGGCTTCTTTTTTCAAGAAATAAAGCAAATTCAAGAAACATTGAATGCTTTTAAAATTAAAAACTTATGATCGAGATACAAGAGGCTAAAAAAAGAAAACCTAAAGGTGTTCAATATTTTACCCAAGATACAGAAAATGCTATTAACGAATATAATAGTACTACTGATTTTGAATTAAAAGATAAGATATATCGTGAACGTATCCATTATGCTTTCTTTAAACTAACAGAAAATATTATTCACACTTTTAAATTTTATTATACAGAAGTAGACAATATCCAGGATTTACAACACGAGGTAATAACATTTTTACTTTCTAAAATCCATTTATTCAACCCAGCTAAGGGAGCAAAAGCGTTCTCATATTTTGGTACTATTGCTAAACGTTATTTAATTATTACTAATACTAAAAATTATAAAAAACGAGTAGATAAAGCACCTATTGAAGAAATTGAGTCAAATGAAGATTTTTCTTATAGAATAGATGAGGGTTCATCTCAAGATAGATTATCTAATTTCTTAGATGAATATGTTATTTATTGTACATCTAATATTTATACTTTATTCCCTAAAGAAACAGATGCTCAAATAGCGGATGCTATCCTTGAATTATTCCGTAAGAGAGAGCATATAGACATCTTTAATAAAAAGGCACTGTATATATACATTCGTGAGATTATTGACGCTAAAACCCCTAAAATCACTAAGATAGCCGACAGATTATATAATATATTTAAACAACATTATTATTTTTATCTAGAAAACGGATACACAAATTTCTAATGTTCATATTTATAAATAAAATATTATGAATGGACTAGACAATGTTGTGTTTGGTAAA